TCAAAAGAACGTGGACTATCTACAGGTATATAACTACAATTATATCCTGCTACATGACATCTATCTAATGCTACTCCTGATGTCATCAATGCTCTCATACTAGGCATAACACCCAATGATATTATAGACTCTTTTAACTTTTCTTTTAATGCTTTAGTTAATGTATAGCCGTGCTTTTTAGTTAGATGTGTAGACATATAATTAAAGTATCTGTCTACAGTTTCTACCCATGTCTCTCGTCTTTGCTCATCCTCTTTCCATCTTGCATACCTAGAAAGTGCTATAAAATTTTGGTAGTCTGTGGGTAAATAATTATTCATTTCTTGTCTCCTGTGTAGTTCTGATGCTTTTAATTTTAACACCCTCTGTGTCATATATAAATTCTGACACACTATTTTCTAATTCCTCTCCAACATTTCCATCTGCAGGAACAGGATAATCTTCATCGTCTATTTCAAATGTTATCATCATTCTAACTTTTATCATCATCAACAACGTCAATTAATTCATTAAGATACCATTGTGCTTTTTTCAAATCTTCTACACCATTTTTGTATCTGTATCTCCATAAGTATTTCATAATATTACCTTGTAAATAATATTCAAATCCAGTATCCGTCATGGCTTTAATAGCCTCAATGGTTTCTATACCTGCTTTATTATAATGAGGTGGGTGATTAACCATATCTGCTTTTCCTTTGCCTGTTAAATATTTAGGAGCTTTTTCATCTCCCTTTCTTTCTATTTCTTTAGAAATTTGTTTAATCTTATTTCTTATCATATCTCTGTACCTCATTAGTGTTTCGTTTCAGGTTTAAAATTAACTCTAATTACATTGTCATTAACCTGTGTTAATTTTACATCTGCTTTTACACTTTTATCTAATGTATTAACAACATAATCATTAATTTTATTTCTAATATTTTCATCTTTTTCTACCAAAGGAACTACAGATGAAATCATTTTACATATATGCATTAATTGATAATAATCATCATCAGATAAGGGATTATTTGGAGCAGTAATAATTACTACATCTATTTCTCCTGTCCACTCATCTTTTCTATCAAGTATGGGTCTGACTCTTACTATAAAGTCCTCAGAATTATTTTTATAATGTGTCATTTTTTTCTCCTTTCTATTTTTTTACCTTTAAATTTTATAAAGGTAGGGTGTTTATTTTTTCCTTTTTCTTTTAACCAATCTTCAGGAATAACTCTGTCACAGTATCTAAATCCATACTTATCACACCACTCTCCATACGAAGACTTTGCACCCTTTCTCAACTTGTTTTTACTATTTGTAAATACAAATCTAATATCTAAATTGGGGTGTTGTGTTTTTATGGCTAAATGCTTTCTTCTATCTAAAGCTATAAACCTTCCTTTAGTTTCAATAATTATACCATTCTTTAAAATAAAGTCAGGGGTATAGGTTCTATAACATAAATCTTCCCATTCAATTTTTATATTCTCATAATAATATTTATATTTTAAATTGTCAAGATACAAAGATAATTTATGTTCTAGTCCACTCCTATACCCATGCTTTATAGCATCTTTTCGTGCTTTAAGGGATGGCACTAAAGAAGCCTTCTCCAACCTGAAAAAGGACTAAATTCATAAGAATCATGGGAATAACCAAGAGCTTTCATTTCTTCTTTAACTGCTTCGTCTGCTAGTTTTTTAGCTTCCATAGCATCTCTTAAACCTTTCGTTCTCATTTCACGATAGGTCTTTTTAGCTTCAGCTAATTCCTTTTCCATAGTTTCTATGTCTTTTTTAAGGTCTTCCATTTTTTTTTCTGACATTATTTCTCCTTCCATATTTTTTTAGCTTCTTCTCTTATTCCTGCCCACATCCACGAATCAAGATTAGGGTATACAAAAGAAGCCAACTCATGCTTATCATTACTGATAGACAAAAATCTTTGTATGCTCAAAGCAACTTTTACAAGTTGTTTTTTGTAGGTAGCCAAATTCTTTAATGTAAATTTTTTATGCTCTTTAGGTGTAGCAAAAAATAAATCAACACTATTTTTAGGGTATGCCATAGAATATAAAGCCATTTGTCTTTTCTGTGCCTCTGTTGGTCTAGAGGGCATTCTAGTAGTTGTTTTTAAATCCACTATAGAATCAGAAAATCTAAAATCAATATATCCTATAATAGGCACAGGCATATCATCAATAGGAACTTCCACTTTTTCTTGATAAGCTACAAGGTTTTTGTAATCAAAATTCTTATCAATAATAGTTCCAAAATCTTTAAGCATTTTCTTTTCTTTTGCAGTTTTTATGTCTCCCAAATCAATGCCTGATTCTGCACAGAGAGACATAAACTTAACATCTAAAAGATTAAAATCAAAAGTACCCTTCTCATACTTTTCTGCCAATGCAAACTCTTGTGCTATGCCACGAACTGCACTAGCACCACTTGGCGATTTTATTCCAAATAGGTATCGTGCAATCCACATAGGCATATCATTTATATAAGTATTAATACTGCTTGGTGATAAATAATTTATATTATGAGCTTTAAAAGGGTTATTACTCTTCACTCTACTTTTCCACTTCTATATCAATAAAGTCTTCAACAGATTCTGCATCCTCATTAGATAAAGAAGAATTGGTTTTTTCAGACCATGAATTAGCTATATAAGTATTATAGTTATCAACCCAAGCCATAAAATCTGAAAAAGTTTTTTGCTCTGCATCAGTTATATTAAGAGAATTACTAATATCAAGAGATACATTAGGAACATAAAATACTGCACCACTTGGTATTTTTCTTTCTTCAGTACTAGCAGTAATAGTATGTTGAATAGGAAGTTTTTTATGCTTTGCCAAATCAGAAAAACACTTACCTACTAATTTAAATGCTTCACGATTATCTATCTCCCATATAAAAGGGGATACATCTACCTTTGCCTCTTCTCCTTTTTCATTCATAGGATTAACCATTTCTACAGTTCCTAATAAGACACGAACTCTTTTAATTTGCTTAATAAGTTCCTGTTGCTTTTCAGGTAATGCCTTAAAATCTTCAATATACCCTGCAGGTTTTCCACAATTAAGTCCACCCTCATTATCTTTTAAGTCTATATTCAGATTATCAGACATAATAGTTTTTATGTACTTATTGGGTTGGTCATTAAACCCTTTAACAAATCTTTTATACATAAATCTTTGCATATATGGTCTAATCTTAATGGAATTAGAATAATAAGTAGCTACATCAGGTACTTCTAGTTTATAAGTTCCACCTGCTACCACTTCCATATTAACATTTTTTCCTTTAACTTCTGCTTCTCCCATTATTGGAGAATGGTTTATTTTTAATCTAGGTAATGTGCTAGACTTTTGCTTATTATTAGATTCATTAGCTATGCCCATAGCTTTTGCCATTACTGCATAATTATTGGTATCTATTGTCGTTAGTTCTGTCATATATTAGTCTCCTTTTCTATTATATTTTTAGTAATCAATGATTACTTTTTTTGATTCTCATAGTTTTATCATACTACATCTTTAGTGTCAAGCCAATTATCTCCTATTTTTGATTCTAATAATAAAGGCACATTAAAACTTACATTCCACCTTTGTTTTATCAAGTTAGGCAATTCTCTGTTACAACTATTTATAACTTCAATAACTGCCTTAATCTCATCAGGATGAACATCAACTACTATGCTATCATGTACAGTATTTACCACACAACTCTTCATGTTGTCAAGCAATTTATCTATTTTTAATAGTGCTAAAGGTACAATATCTGCTGTGGCGAATGATTGCACAGGATAATTCTTTATTTGTGTAAAGTATGATACACCACCATATCTCTTCCTCTCTACATGGGGGAAAGAAAATTCTCTACCTGATGGGGTTTTTATACTCTTATTATTTAAAACCTCTTCAGCCAATCTGGAATGCCATAGTGCGATGCCTTTGTACTTTTTCGTGAATTGTTTGTAATATGTAGCTTCAGCATTCGTTCTCCCAAATCCTGTTGCTCCGTAGAGGGGTGCAAAGGTATGAGCTTTCGCTTCTTGCCTATTCGTTTTCTGACCTGCATCACTAATAACACTAGCAGTATAACTATGCACATCAAATCCATCTTCAATCTCCTTCATTGCTATTTTATCTTGTGATAAATAAGCTGCAGTTCTAAACTCTAACTGTGCAAAGTCTGCCTCTAATATTTTACCACCTTCCCATCGTGAAACAAACACTTTCTTTACAGGAAATGTACCACCTCTAGGCATATTCTGCATATTTGGGTCTGCTCCACTAAATCTGCCTGTAGCAGTTCTATGTTGTAATAATCTGACATGAAGCATACCATCTTTTTTGGTATAAGTTTCTATTCCATCAATAAAGGAAGATAGATAAGTATCAACTGCACTTAATCTTCTAACCTTTGACAAAAATTCTACTGCTTCATTCATATTCTTTGCCCTAGCTCCTTTTTCTAACACTTCTAAATTCTGTTTAGAGGTAGTAAAACCATTGGCACTTGCCCATTTAGCATTTGGGGGTTTAAATCGCAATCCTGCCACTTTATCAGTATTATTAAATAAATAACCTACCCCATTACACTTTATACACTTACTAGGATTAGCAAAGGGATTACCATCTTTTTTAATCTTTCTAATTTGACCACTTCCCCTGCAGTCACTACACTGTTCTGCTTTAGATTTATAAAGAACCTTTGTACCACCATCTATAAGACTTCTAAAATCTGTATCAGGCATAAAAGGGTCAATGGTATTTGCCCAATATGTCTTGTCTAAAACTTTTCTTCCATAAATAACCCATGATAATTGTTCAGGACTATTTAAATTAATTGGAGTATCACCCATAAGTTTTCTTACATACACCTGCAATTCTTTTTGCAAAGTTTCCTTTTCATTATTATATTCATTTCTCACTTCTTCTAACTTTGTTAAGTCTACAGAAAATCCTCTAGCATACATTTTAGCTAGACAAACAGAAACTTCATTAGTAAGTCTTACTGTTTCCAGTAAATGTCCATCTCTAGTGGTATTTAATCTATAATATAATTTATCTGCTAATTCCTGTGTAGCTTTTAAATCTGCTTCAAGATAAGAACTTAATTCCTGTTTGGGTATTTCATCTACACCAATACCTTTAGCAAAATATTCTTTAAGGGTATCTTGTTTCTTTGTATCTAATTCATATCTCTCTGCACAAGCCTCTAAAGACAGAGGTTCTTTTAATCCTCTCTGTAACACATATTCTGCTAACATTGTATCAAATACTGCACCATCATATTTAAAACCAC